CAAATTCTTTAATTCAGCAATGGAATTAAGAACAAACTGTCTATCTGTCATTCAATGTTTCTCCATAGTTTATAAGTTTATATCTTGAAGTCTAGTACAGCAGCATGCTCATTCTGAACAACAGGTGTCTGTACAAACTCGTCTTTAGTAGAATACATAATGGCTGCAACTGGGTAGCTGGACTTAATCTTTAATGACTGTCCTTGTCCAATTGGATTTTCAGACTGATATCTTATTATGTATGTATCGTTAGAAGTCCACATGTCACTGTTAACCTGTACACGCAGCTTGTTGTTTTCTACTACTTTGTTATTGTTTACTGTCTTAGAGCTTAATGTAACATAGCCATTGTTAGATAATCCACCTTTGTATACTTTTACATACCAGCAGTCAATGTTAGATGTCCCCATGTCCCCAGGGCCAAAGTATACAGTTTCAACCTCAACATCGAATATGTACCAGCCAGTTTCATTAGACTTATCAATGCCGATTAGGTATTTGGTACCACCTCTAGTTTCCAATATGTTATAGCCTTTATCCGTAGCAAATATCCTGAACGGGTTATATTCAAAATATGTATTTCTGAAAACGTTTTGCTGAGTGATTACATAAAGGCCATTATTTGTTGCAAGATAAATCCATTCATTATTAGGAGCGTATGCCCATGCAGTTACTTCAGTAATCAAGTCTGTCTGTACGAATAACTGCAAGTCAGCATCACCCGTAAATGCATAAATAGACTTTGCTGCTGGCGAGTAGAAATATGCAACAGAAGGTAAAGCGCCGATAAATTGCATACCAGTAACATTCACAATCTGCTCAATTCCGTTGATAGAGCTGTTGCTGTTATATGAAATAGCACAAATGTAATCGTTAATCACGGCATAATACTGAGACTGAACGATAAAGAATTCTTTTACATCATCAACCATAGATGTAATGTTGTATAAAGCTACCGGTCTTGTTCCATCATATTGGATAGAATAAGCAGTGTTTCCAATCTTTACGCCAAACTTTCCACTAAAGCTGTTTATAAATTTAATTCCTGTAATTGGCATGTTATTTAATGCTGTACCTGATGAGCTTAAAGGATATGTGTTACCTTCAAGAGAACCATCCCATGTTTGGATAGACTGTCCATTAGAGCCAAATATTCCTTTTACAGATGTTTTATAAACAGGCGCTGTAGAAGACTGAGACATAAACAAATCAACTTTTGTGTCAGATGGTACTCCTGCTCCAATCGGAATTGCATTTCTTGTATACAATCTTTGATATGTATTGTAAGGGAACAATTTTGATGGAGTAAACGTTTTCTGAGAAAGATAAGCAACATCAATACCGGAAGCAACAGTAGCAGTTCTTGCAAATGCAGCCTTAGTTGTCTTATCACTGTTCATTGCTCTTGAATAGATGTCGTATTGAGAACCATTATTTACAACCATCTGAACGCCATATAATACACGGTCATTCCAGTCAGAACCCCAATGTCCTTTCTTTCCAGTCTCAATGTCATAGCAGTTGTAGTAAGCTCCAGTATTAAACAATACATATCTGTCACCTACTATTGTCAATGCTCTTTCACGCAAGTCTTCTTCATAGTAAGGATCGCTGGATGTAATACAAGCCTTTAATGTTTTAGTCTTACAATCTTTCCATAATACCCAGTGGTCAGTACCACTGTTATAAGAAGCAGACTGAATAAAGAAGCTGTCATCAACCGAATCCCATTCTGTAATTAAAGTACCGACAGAATAAGGGTCTTTACTCCAGCTAATACCTGATATATATCCTTGCCTGTAATTATACAATACGTTAAACTTGCTGTTCTTTATTGATACACGAGTACCCTGAGAATTATAAATACCAGCAATTTCTTCATATCTTTTGTTCCATAAAGAGCTTACGCTTGAGTCACCACTTTCCCATGTTGTTTTATCAGTAGGAATTGTTATAGTGCTCTGCATTCCTGGTAATCTTAATGACACACCGGGTAAAGTGCTGTCAATCATGTATGCAGTACCACAGATGTTGCCATTGTTTGGCCAAGTTGAAGAACCAGAAACCATAAATCTATGGTGTCTCTGATTAGTAGATAATGTAGGCCAGATTGCTCTTAGCATATGACCGAATGTATTTGTCAAATAATCATCAGGGTTTACTAACTCTACCAATGAATTGTTGTCCCAATGCAAAGGTCTTACGACACTGTTTGTTGTTATCTGGAAATTACCACCACCTAAATCAGCCATCATTCCCATGTAGTTCTCATCAGAAGAATACTTTGGTACGTTTGAGTCATTGAATGTAAATGCCTGCATTACTAGGGTGCTTTCATCTACGAATATACCCCAGCTTTGATTTTCCTGAATGTTTCTGTTTCCGGTATCTGACGAGTCTTCTACTATTGCACCATTATCATCTAATTTCCAGTTCTGATATTTAAAATTCTGAATAGATGGACAAATCTTTACATTTCTAAGTGCTGGTGCTGGAACAGTGTTGATAATATACATCAAGAAGTTAGCGAAGCCTAAAGACTTGTGCGTACACTCTCCAATCTGTTTCTTATTAAGGATTGAAATACCCCAAGTCTTAACTGAGCCACCGTCATCTAACATAGAAGAAAGTATAATCTGAAAGCTGTTGTCAATTCGAGTTCCATCTCCGATTACACCAGAATCAAAGAATGTTTTAGCTGACTCAGAGCTTGTACCGTTCAACTTAAATGTAATTGGAATATTTGTGACAGTATAAGGAACTCCATACTGAGTTAGCCTTATTGTATAAAGAGAGTATGTGTTGCTTACAACTGACTTATTTCTTGCTACGACAATTACTATGTAGTCATTATTTTCAAGCTTACGTAATGTATAGTTAACTGGGAACTCACTGTTTGATATTTCAAGAGTTCTAGACTCCTGAGAAAGATAACGAACATTACCATCAGCATCAAAATCTGCTGTGTATTCTCCCAACTTTAACAAATCACCGTCTGTATACAAACCAGTAACCATATACGTAGCTGACTCACCATGAGATGAAACTGCAACAGACCTTACTATAGCCTGATCAAAGTCAAAGGGCGCATTCTTGAACTCGTTTAATACAAAGTGATGGTCATACTCAAGTATTCTTTCAGAATTAGAATTATTTGGATTAATCTTGACTACGCCTTTTGGCTCTACATTAGTAGGATAATATCCATCACCATGCTTATCAATTAAACTTCTGTAGTTGTTACCGTAGGGTTTATAAAACAGGTTGGCAAGGTTTCCACCATAAATAGGAGAGTTTACATCATTAAGCATATCACTGTTAGGCTCAATGACTTCCCTGTTCTTATTCATGTTTAGCTTGCTCGAGAGACTTACAGAAACAATTGGGTTCTTATTGTTTGCCATTAGTTAGTGCCTCCTTTCTTTTGCTTAAATGCAGAAATTCTACCTTTTGTGAAACCATCTGGACATGTTAAACAACATATTTCTTCTATTCCATTATTATACCAATGAAATCCGCTCTTAGTTGCAAAATTAAATCCTCGAGACCTCATCGTGTTTATTCTCTTTTGAATCCATTCAGAGGATTGTGTCTTTCCTTTATGAGCTTCTGAGTTCTTTCTTTTAGTTTCTTCCGACATTTTCTTACCTTTATTCCATACAGTGTATGCTTTAGGTTTTCCTTTATGGGCAGCCGAAATCTTTGCTTTAGTTTCTTCGGATAAAGGTCTATGTTTTCTTTTCTTAGTAGCTATAGACATTTTAGCCTTTGCTTCTGCAGAAAACTCTCTTCCTTTAGGACTTCCACCTTGACCACCTTTACAAATGTTATATTCTGCTTTTCCGAGTTTTCTTTCTTTAGCAATTGCAAACATTTCTACACTATCCGCAGTGCCCTTATTTTGAATGTTTGTATATATGATTTCTTTCTCAAAGTTTTCTTTACCATATTTGTTTATTGCTTTAATAAGTAAAGTTCCTGAACCAAAATACCTGTCAATCTTATTATTCCAGCATTTATGCTGACCAATATAAGTATGATTATTTATCTTATTTGTAATTCTGTAGATATAATAATAAAACTTATTGTTTGCCATATGTCTTCCTTATCTTTTCTAATTGCTTAACCAACTTTTCTATAAGATTATACAAATAGTCTTTAAACTCAGCTGATTTGAAATAATCGGTTGTAGTATACTTTAGCACAATGTTGTATATTACCTGGTACTCTGTTTCGATATAGGTCTCATCACTTGTAATGTGATTTTCTCGAATCATCCTTTCTACTTCATCTAAGCATTGACCTATGACGAACCTCTTGTGATAATATTCACAAGTTTGAGGTAAGTCTGAAATTGTTCCTTCAAACAATGCTTTTGCATATACCTGCTGCATATTTCTTATCTTGCTTTCTGATTCAGCAGTACCAACATTAAGACCATGGCCACTAAATGAAATCCAGCCTTTCTTTACAGCAAATAGTACAATAAGCACTACAGCTAAAACTAAAATTAAAACAGGTAGGCCGCTTAGGCCTGCAAATGAACTCAACCATCCCATAATACTTATTATAAGTCTTTAGGTGTAATTAATATACTAATTATTAAGTTATTATTAAATAGAAAAGGCTCCCTAAATTGGGAGCCTTTCTTATTATCCATTACAACAAATTTTATGCAGAAAGTTCAACAAGATCACCAGCATCAGAGAAAATACCAACACCGTTAACAGAAGTATTCCACAATGCGTATGTAGCGAAAAGTGTAGTTGCTACGATGCTTGTAGGACCATTGATTGTTGGTGTACCAGGCTGTACGCTGATATAATCATCGATAAGGAGCTTGTAAGGAGCATCCTCTTTACCCTTATCATTGTCAGTATCAGCATTCATAATCTTACCAGGTTCATTACCAGCAATGCCATCATCAACATACTCTGTATTTGTGTATGACCACAATTCTACAGTGTCAGAGTCAAGTACGTAGAACTGACCTTTTGGACAGTATGGGTCATCAACAATGTTCTCAATGTAGTTTGTTGAGAATGAAGCTGTGATTTCACTGAAGCCAACAGATGCTTTCTTAGACTCTTTTGTAGAAGTCTTTGTGAAGTATGTGTTTGTTGACTCGATTTCCTGTGAAAGGTCGAAGAAGTCGTCATCGTTCATTACGATAAGGTCTGCTTTTGAACCTGCACGGCGAACTGCTTTCAAGAGTTTCTGTACGGAAATTGATTTCTTCTCATTTGGAGTTGCTGTACCATCATAGAATGCACCTGCAAGACGGTCAGAAGCGAGGTTACGCTGTACATTGAAGAACTTAGCTGCAATGTATGTTGGCCAGTAAGAGCCACTTGCATTACGTTTCTCTACGATTGGAAGCCATCCACCAAGACCAACAGGCATCAATGGATTACCAGATCCATCAATAGAACCAGCAATTGTAATAACGTCTGTTGCAGCAGCACCAGCATATGCTGTTCCAATCTCAACTTCAACAACGTTACCTGTGATAGAAACTACTTTTAATACTGTAGCTTCAGCTGAAGCTGCTACTGATGTTTTGATTGCGAGTTTTGAACCAACATCAAACTTGATGATTGCGTCATCAGGAAGAGTGATTTTAACAGTTGTAGCAGGAGATGTTGGACCTGCAGCAATTACTGCAGCATTAGCTGAACCAAGGATTGCCAATTCACCATAACCACGACCATAGAAAGCAGCAGCGAGTGACTTACGCATACCTTCTGTTGCAGCGAAATGCTTGTTACCAGCAACTTTCATATAAGCACCACGTTTTGTAAGAGATGCCTGAATTTCTTTTGCATTAAGCTGGTATACTGAGAACAACTGACCTGGAGTAACAAGGAACTCGATGTTCTTTGCCTGATTAGTTGCATTATTAAGAGCTACAGTATAATCACTTGATACTGCGCCACCAAATCCATACATTGCTGAGTAGCTCTGTGATTTACCCTCAACACGTGTTTTACCGATTTTCTTCAAAACAGGTGAATTACGGAAAAGGAGGTTCTGAACACCTTCTTTAGCATAAAACTGTTTGAGAATCGCAAGGATTGAATCTTCAGTTGTAACTGCCATTATTATAGTCAGGGGTACCGACCCCCCTGTCAGGTCTTTTGTAATTTATACTAATTATAAGTATTCAGAACACTAAACTGAAATTTAACTTATAATATGCAGAGGATAAAGATGATGATATTTAAGTTTATCAAAGAGTATCAAGCTTGGAAGAAAGAGCATCGTCAGGAAGTTCAGCAAGCTAAATTACGGCAAGAAGCCATGAAGACTCCGTTGAACTATACCATACTTGACCAGATGTTTCAGACTTGGTTAAATGGAAACGACAGAAATGCCGTAATGGAAATCAAAGGTAAGGATTTTACTGTTAAGTGTTATTACGATGATAAAGGAAATTACCAGAGATTAACAACAACAGAACAAATACTAAATCAATATAAAGGAATCATAGGAGAATAGAAGATGAAATATTTTATTAATGTACAAGGTGGAACTGGTCTTAACATTGCATTGGCATCGGTACTTACACAGATTAAATCTAAGCATGATGACGTTTGCTTTGCAGTAATGAGTCCATACTCTGACATCTTTGAATGCTGTAAAGCAGTTGATGCTGTCTATCGACCAAATGAAGCAAGGGATTTCATTTTCGATGCATACAAAGAAGATGCTAAATTGGTAATGAATCGTCTTTATGATATGGACGGCTTTATCAAGAAACGCCTTAATTACGAGTCAGCATGGTATGAACTTCTTGGATTTGACTATGACACAGACTGTAAAGACGGTATGAATGTAACAGCTTCTTTTGATACATCTAAATATAAGCAGGCTGAAAATGCTGCAAATATCTGGAAGCAGATTAAAAGCAAGTTTAAGGATTTCATCATCGTTCAGTTTACAGGTGGTCAGTCTCCTCTTGTACAGGTACCACCTACTGCAGACAATAAACCTGACTGGAGCAAAGTACCATACAACTATGACAACGAGCCTCTTAAAAGACATTATCCAATCGAGAAAGCTCAGGAATTCTGTGATTTGTTTGCAAAAGAGCATCCTGATACAGCAATTATCGCATTCCAGCTTCCTAATGAGCCGACACCAAATAATGACCATATCGTAAGGTTTACAGCTCCTTATCTTACTTACTATGAATTGGCTAAATTGCCAGAATGCAAAGGTGTTGTTGCAATTGACTCTTCTTTACAGCATCTTTGTGCGGGTATTACAAAAGAAGTAATTATCTGGGGACATTCTTCATTGGATGAAACTAAAGACGAAAATCAGTGTCTTTTACCTTTCGGCTATAATTACAACTGCAACATAATTCAGAAATGTAGACGCGATGATATTTTGTTCTTCTCTATGCTTGGTCCATCCGGAGCTAGAATTACATATATCGAACCAAAAGAATTGTTAATCAAGGTTGACGAATGGCTTTATGATAAGCGAAAAGTCAATGAATAATGCTAAAAGATTGGCCGCAAAGGATGGAATAATTCCTGAGCAGGCCGATTACTTTATGATTGCTTTAAGGTCTCCTATTCCTTGGGTGTTTTCAAATGGAAGATGGAGACCAAAGAAAGCAAACGGATGGAAATTATCAGAAAGTACCAAACTAAAACAATCAGAAGCAAAGAAAGGAAATAAATATGCAAGTAAAACAAATCAAAAGAAACATTAGTAAATTAGATTACGATGTAGAGCAGCTTATCGCTACTCCTTATGGCTCATTAATTCAGTCATACTTAATCTTGAATGGAATTAAATGGGAAAATGCGGAATTCTATAAAAGAATGAAGAAAGGAAAGTTCCCATTCTTGGAAGACAAACAGTTTATTAAGAAAACTTTGGAAGCTGTTGGCCTGGAATACATTAATATCGTAAATAAGCCATTGGCATTGTGCGAGTCAGATTATAATTCTATCTTCTGTCCTTTTGTAATTGCCGATGATGAAATTGTTTTGCTGCCTTTGTATAAAGACCAGAGAGTATTGAAGACACAGGAATTGTGTCAGGCTAATGACTCATACAAAATCATCAACTGGCAGGAATACGACGAGGAGGAAATCAAATGTTAGTGTTCTTTCTTTGGTGTGCTGTTTTCATAGCAATAGCGTATTGGATTTGTAACGAAAAGTAAAAGAAAAGCCCCTCATAATTGAGGGGCTTTACTATTTTAATAGCATCCTTTGTAAAGTCCTATTGAGAACTGAGGTACAGGCAACATACCGTGATAGCATATTTTCGGCGTATAGCATAAGAACGAACAGTTACAGCTATATGCATTACATATTGCAGTTGTATATGGTGAAGCACAAGTATTGCTTAAATTATCAAACTTGGTCTGGAAATAAGCCATCAAGTCATCATAATTGTATGGGTAGTAATAGTTATTGCATGTTTTCATGAAAATCTGCCCAGCTAATGTTCTTTCCTCCGATGGTACAACAGCAATTGCATATTTATTAAACTGCCACGTATATTCAGAATTGCAGAATAGTGTCCTTGCCATACAGCAATATGAACTGTCACTTACTGGACATCTGAATGCAACCAATCTACAACCACCATTATCCATGCAAGAAAGTTTATTGTATGGACATGAAAAGTCAACAGTACCGATTGGAGTTAAACAGCACAAGTCATAGCCAAAGTTTTGGCAATAGTTTACTGTCCAGCAGCATTTATTAGCATATGGTGTACCAGCAGGTCCTTGTTCATAGCGTATCATACAGCAAACACAATTACAATAACCACACAAGTTATTTCCTATTAAGTTGACTGTGTCTCCTGTAAAGTATTCAATGCAGGTAATACCACCACACCTGTATATAGGCTGTCCACATTCACCTAATTTTAAAATTGGATTTGCAAGGCTGTATATATCAACGCATGTAGGATAACCTCTGAATATCTGAAGATTATAACGTTTCAAACAATCCGTTATAATATCTAGCAGCTCACTTGCACACGCACATGAATGACTAGACCTAAAATCACAGATAGCACAATTTATGTCTTTCCAAGCTGTAGTTACACAGCAACAGAATATGCTACTGTAACTGCACATATACTCTAATGGGGTGCAATAACAACAATGTGAGAATGTACAGTATGTTCCACAGTCTGTCCAGTTACAGTTGATGTATGCAAGCGTTTTAATCAGCTCTCTGTCAGGCGTTACAGGAATCACTAAACACTGCTGACAGAGACTGGATATAGGCAAACAGCAGTTAATCGGACAGATACAAGTTGTTGCGAATGGCAATGGTATTGCTAATGAATACAACTTGTCATAATTGTAGCTTGAACCACTGAAGTTGCTTGGAACAGAGGATACAAACTGGTCTATTAAATTATCAAGGAAGCAATTTACTTTATCTTTATCAATGCATGCCACAAATGAATACCTAGAATAAAATGCATAGCAGTCACTATACCATTCTGACTTTATTGGTATTGCCAATTCGGAGCTCTCTTCTGGGATAGCATAATAGTAGTCTGGGGCGTATGTCATAATTTGTGGAACTATTTCTACGCCACAAACTTTTAAGTTGTATTCTGTTACACATGTTTTACAGAAGCAGCGTTCACATCTGTAGCAAACCTGTGGAATAAATACAGACGCATAGCATCTAATGCGTGTAGCTCCGCACGCAGGATTAGCTATACAGTATGTATTTGTAGGATATGTTACTTCACCGTCCCATTTAGCACAGCAGCATGCACCAGAAATATCAAGGCATGTACCAGATGAAATAGTTCCTTTATGAAGAATATTGTTAGTATTGTTATATCTTAGCGTATCAACTGGAGTACCACCGAAACATACAGGAGAAGTGTCCATCGGGAAGTTGCAGTAGCATTTATACTTACAAGACGTATCTGAATATCCGTAAGACCATACCTGCTTATCTTTGTATGATAATGATACAACCGGCTTTTCTTCTGGCTGTCCGCTAGAGCATACCGTCATATATGTAGGCACAACAGTAGGGCAATCATTTACTTTGTAGTTTATGCAGCTCGTATAACAGCTGAAGTTTAATGCATATGCAGGATAACAGCTGTTATTTGGGTTTACAGTATACGAAGTTGACGTATACAAAGTGGTTCCCCTAGTAAGCCTTCCTTGGTTTATAAGGTATTCACATATACAGTCTATGGCAAAGTGCGATGCACCATCATAATACCCAATGTCTCCTAACGGTATAAACTCGCACTGTCCGCAATATTCAAGCCACCATGTAGTTCCATCTGTTTTAGTCTCGAAAACAGTTGGTTCAGAAGCACGTACGGGAACCGGCAAGATAGAAAGATGACTTCTGTTAGAGCCTGCTGCTATTCTTTCTTCTCTCTGCAATACGTATGTGCCACAATTATTCCAATAATAACATTGGGCTCTGTAGCATGTAAGGTCATTCAAATCCGGGTTGGTTATATTATACCAGCACAAATCAGATGGACATAGGTATACAGGATATAAGCCACTGCAAGTACCGTCTGGATTTGGAGTGCAGCTATAGTAATAGTTGTTTCTCACAAGGAACGGGTCATTATAAAAGCATTTATAATTCCCGCCCTGTGCACAACCAAATGTTAAGTAGTAAATATTACTCATTAAACAGTTCCTTCTACGTTGATACCAGTTGCTGATGCAGTACCGTACATTGTTCCAGGTATTGGAGCCAATGCAGTCCAAGTGTTTTCTACTGAGCCACTAGAAACCCAGAATGCACCAATGTAATTCTTGCTATTTATATCACGAACCATGCCATTAAAATTCCAAGATACATCTGTATGCTTTGAAATATTTCCTATAACACAGCAAATACTTAGACAGTGACCATTATGGTCGTCGAGTAGAATGGTGGAAATATCTGAGTCGATTGGAACGACAACGCCTGCAGGATACTGAGCAATGATTGTTGTAATGCAAGATAACGTTGCAGATGGCACACTTCTAATTGGGCTAGGTGCACTGCTGGATATATCACACATCAATGCAATACGGTTATCATTAGTTCCGTCAGTTACATATGCCTTTCTGTCAGTTTTACAGAAGTACATACCTGGGCATGCATCAAGGTAGCAGTATGTTAATGACAATCTGTCACAGTTGAATAAAAGCTGACCATGAGAGCAATATCCTGTAATTGCGAAATCGTCAGTACAAGTACGTATCCTAACTTTACTGTTATTTATTCCAAGGTCGGTACAACTAATGTTTAAGCAGTAGCCACCACCGAATGCTCTAAAGCCAGAGTCAGTACTAAGACTTAATTGTGCACTCTTGTTGTTTGTAAGACAGCATATTGATACTCCAAAGTTATTTATCTCCTGAGTCAATACTGAACAGCTATTATTCAAATAGCAAGAAGTGTTTGTAAGGCATCCATCACACATTCTTAATCTGTTAAAGGATAATCCATTGTTTGAATCAATAGCAAAACAATTGTCGTCCATGTGTAACCACTGGTCGAAGTCAATACCACCTTCCCTTTTAGTTCCATGATAAAACGACAAGGAATTGGAAGACATGTAAATGCCGCTTATAGGACATGCATCAGAAACTGCTTCACCACAGCATTCAACAGGGAAAGCCATTCCCTGGAATCTACCTGACATTACGCAAGTAAATGGGTCATAATCAAATCCGTCTAATTTCTTTACTTCACTTGTGGTTGTATTTCTTCCGAACAATTCATAATGTGAATCATTTCTGCATGTATAAGGAAGACAATCTACAACAGCTTTATCAGCCCTTACTTTAAGTGAGCAAGCAGGATGAATAATAACATCACAAGTATCAACCGCAAATTCTGTATCACCTGCGACTATTGCTGCTGTATGTCCGTCAAAGACAACTCCTACACATGAACATTCATCAGAAATTATTCCGTGTAATGTCATACCTGCTGTTTCAGGATTGTACAATATCGGATTAGTATCACCGATAATAACTGTTTTAGTTGCAGCATCAAATGCAGCGATTGGATAATTGCAATCGCAATCGGTTACGCATACATCTACACCAGAAGCTACACCTAACAATTCATCTACGCAAAGAGTTGATACATGAGTTACCGGCTTTCTTACTGGGTCACCAGTAGTTGGGTCATTGCATACATAGCAGTTTGCATTATAATCTATGTTTGATTTCTCTATTGTTGTAGTAGGAAGGCAATTTTCATCCTGACCTTGTACCAATACTTTTACAGTTGTATTAGTGTTAGAATTATTGTTAATGTCAACGCCAGTAGATACAGTATCAGCGCAATCAACAGTTAATTTACCTGTTCTTGGATTGTATAATGGCTTGCAGCAATCTGAAATACCAAGATAACCTGCTCCATACTGTTCATCATATGCAGTAGCAAGCTGATAATCACAGTTAGCCTCGTGATGTACAATGTCAGTAGAACCATCTGTTGGACCTGATATCGTTACCGGTATTAAGCTGCCGTTTTCTAGTTTAACTTTTCCGAACATATCTTTTCCTCATTATTTTATAAGTTTTACACGCAATATGTCTGCCCTTGTTGCCAGGGAAGCTTATACTGTCTCTTTGTAGTACGGTTACATACCTGCAAATAACATTCTTGAAATCTAAGCTCATCACTGTCATAAGTGTACTGTGACTTATATGCGGGATACGTATGGCTTCCTAAATTAAGTGGTGCCTCACAAGCGTCACTTATTGACACTACAGTTTCATTACTGACGGCACATTCATTCCCAAACTCATACCAGTCATCCCCAATTTTAACATGGCCACAAGCTATCGTAACCACTTTTATACCAAAATTATAAGGATTAGCTACATTAGAAAAGCATACGCATGAAGGCGTAATACCTTGACCGTTATTTGAATCGGCCATTCTAACCATAACATAACCCTCATCACCTAAACGTTTACCACGGCTTACAATAATTAAGTTCAGTCCGTTTGTCATAGTCATGTCTACACCTTTGTCCCAGACAACATCATTATAATACTTAATTCTTGTAAGGTTTATACCATCAAATGTTGCTGATCCTTCTGCTGACTCCAGTACTTCATCACCTATTTTAATAGCCATTTCATTTATTCCTTATACATTGATTCTTTTAATAGTAAGGACATTACCATTAAGCTCAAACATAGCATTAACCTGTGTTCCGGTAACATTTCCAGTACAGTCTAGTCCAGGGCAGGCTTTCAAGCAAGATATGCAGGTATTTATAGGGTTTAAATCTGACGCTACCAATGTACCAGTGCAACTAAGACCCGGGCAACTGCTTATGTCAGTAGTGAATGTCTGGTAATCTGAACATGATACTTTATTTGTAGTTTCTGTAGTGATTAAATTCTGTACAGATGTTGTAATGTCAACTAATCCGTCTGATGCGTGGTTTACGCAGGAACCTACCTGAACATCCGTATTTCCACCAATACCCGAAATATCACAGTGGTTCAAAAGCTTATTATCTGTATTATTCGTATCAGCAGGTATGTATGAGATTACTCTGTACAATTCATGAGCCAAATCATCACAAATAGCCTGAACACTACATACAGTAGTAAACAGGTCATTTTCTGTTAATTCACCACGCTGAATAGCTGCTCTAACGCATTCCAAACTTTCATAATTTCTAATCTTATCTTCTGATACCGGTACTAATGACGTACCGGATTTCACATATTGCTTTGCCATCTTTTATACTTCCTCTGATTTTGTATAATTACTTTCACAAAGAATAGTAATCTGAGAATTGGCAGGGATTGTTGCCGCAACGCTTGTATATTCTGACATTGTGTTAAATACATAATTGCCAGGCTGACATTTCCAAACCAACTGAGCATCAGCAGCTACAGGCTCTAACGATTTGTAAGCATAAGAGCTTAACTCCCACCAGTCTGGCTTATCATATGTCATTTCCTGTCTTTCATCCCAGGTAATCTCACAAAGGAATGTTCCTAATGATACTGTTGGTCTATCTGCACTTGTTCCAAACACTGTGTCAGCTAAACTATATACGTATGCTGGTCGTGAACCACCCATGCTTTGGTTGATAATCAGGTTTTCTTCCCAGCTAATAAACAAGTATGGAGCATTATAAGATGACCATTCTGATTCAAAGCCGTCTTTATTATCTATAATCCGTGCATTTGGATATTCAAAGTATTTATTACCATTGCAGTTGTATGCACATACTGCCCAATGATATTCTGGGTCAGAAGTACATGTTGTCAATACCTCTCCGTTATTTCCAGCCAGCAAATAAGTAAAATCTTTTGCAGTATCGTCCCATTTAACAAGCTGTGCAGTACCAGTAGGACTAGTTGCAGACCATTTTAATTTATCACATTCATTATCATATGTTAACAAGCGTCCTTTTGCATTCGGATTTTCAAGATGGCAATAAGTGCATGAGTCAACATCATACTGTAAGATTGCCCCGTTATTCTGTGGCAATGTTCCGATTGTATGCATGTCACAGCCAGTTGCATCCCAGCATACTAATTGATGGTCAGTCATTGAGCCGCTTCTGGTTGCTACAGGCTCTGTATCATCTTTTACTATGAAATAGTATTCTTTAAGGCCAGTTTCAGGGTCTGCTTCACCAACCTGGAACAACTGCTTGCCAGAAGGAATTACAATTGGGTCTGTTAATTCTTTATCTGTAAAGTATGCAACATCATCAACTGTAAATACTTTCTGTGTGTTAAACTCACCGATTCTTAATGTACCTGTTGAGTCTGTAATAATACCCAAAGAGTCATTGCCATCATAGTTGTTTATTATAATACCTGTTTTCTCACCTGTATCAAGGCCAGCTTCTGCTCCATCTCTTAATGTCAAGAAGTCAGAACCTATATAAAGGTCAGTAGCATGCTCTTCGTATGAAGTTCCTTTTACGTACAAATCGCCTGCAACAGTTGTAGTTCCGTTTATGTTAAGCTTGTTGTTTATTGTAGTCTCACCATCAACATTCAACTCGCCTTCAATGCACGAATCTAGCAATGTATGTGTATTGCAATTGAAAGTAGCGTCATTATCTACGTCCAATGTTGACTTCATACATACTGCTTCATTAAAGGTTGATGCTCCATCTACGTCTAACGTTCCTTCCAAGCAGGTATTACATTTTACGTTTAAGTCATTGCATACAGTAGCATCATGGTCAACAGTCAAATCACATGTTGTATGAGCGTTTGTAACATGTAATGTTTTATCCTCGTCATCGTAGTTAAAATCAGCGTCTGTTACAAACTTGTCACAATGATTGATGTCATTATTGCACTGATAGTAAGGAACAGCCTGATTGTTAAAGGATGGATTATTTAAGCCACCGTGAGCTACATCTGTCTGTATTTGTTTTCTTGTAATCATAATTTATTGCCTCTCATTGCTATAGCTATTGAATACTTCACTATTCATTAATTCATCCCATGGTCTAGATGCCGCACTGAATGAAATAATGAATGGCAACTCATCTTCCTGAGTTTCACCTTCCTGATATGAATAAATGTCAGTACTAAGCTCAGCATCTTTCCATGAAAGGAAGTTTCCTCCTACCATCAATGTGCCTTGTACTGGTGATGGTTCAGTTGGATTAAAACGATAATCATGGTCTGTCAGCTGTAAATGCTCATCAAGTTGAGTCATTCCTATAAAATGCGCCTTAATGAAATCACCTCTTGCAACAAAACATGCTGTCTGAAGCTGTAAATGGCTAGATGATATTTGTTCATTTGTTGATATTGCTTTAAGGTTTTCACCATCGTCTATAGGATACCAGATTGAGCCTGCCTGAGGATAATCAGGGTCAAAGGGTCCACCAAATACAACTAAAACAACATCTGCCAAATCTGCAGGAGTAAAGTCAGGATGAAGCTCGTAGTTTAATATATCTGCTACCGCTGGTATATCCTTTACATATGCTGTAGTATCATTCAATGGTCCAGTATAAGGATAATAACCTGCAGGTCTACCAGTTCCGTTTACTTCAATTTCATCTTGTCCCTGCTTTGTATCAAGAGTAAATGTAACGTTAGTTCCGTCGTATGCAATCTTTTCAAATGCCTCGCAGTCTTCCATATCCGGCGATTTATAATCATCATTCTTGTGATACAAATAACCAGATGTTTCAGACTTCAAATAGTGCTTTACTTCATTTGGGTCTTCCCACGTCAAATACTTGTCAGCAAATGTATGTAATGCTGTCCAAGAATCACCGTAAAAGAACAGCTGATGATAAGCAGTTCCGTCTTTAATTATGTTTGCTTCCAATAAGCCTTGAACAGTAAGACCGAAATCAGCAGTGTTATCACCCATTATGACTAGTCTGTTAGCAGCAGCAGCTCCATATCTGAATGTTGTAACAGCAGACGAGTCAATAGGCAATTCTGGATAAACAACCGGTGCTAAATTGCCATGCTTGTCATTATTAGACCAGAATATGCGTCCTGTGCTGTGTGTCTTTACATAAAGCTTTCTTGTAATTGAGTCATAGTAAATACCGCCGATATCACCGTTATGAGCTTTACTGTACTGCACAATAGGGGCAGTTTCTGTATTGATGAATGTAACAGCCCAATAGGTTCCGTCATCATTTCTTACGTTAATTCTGTAATAGCCTGATGATACGGCAGGGATTTCTATGTAGCTCAATTCACCCGTCAAGTCTACGAACTGATTAGGGTCTGTTTCGTCTGTATTAAAGATTGTATTTCTTGTCGTTAATTCTTCGATTTTAGCGGAAAGTGTAGCGATTTCATCAGTAAGTACTTTGTTTGTCAATACTAATGGGGCATTTACTTTTGAAGTAGCTGTTAAGTTATCAGATGTAAAATCAGCGAGGTTGTTTATAGACTGTACTTCAAGATTAGATACTGTAGCATCGACTGCGTTTAATGTATTAGAAGTAGTGGTATTGATATTAGCGTTATCAGCGGTAATGTCATCCGCAGCTATGGTATCAGTTGTAATACTTTCTGTGCTTACAGTGTCAGTTGTTAAGTTATCAATTGAAGCGTCATGTGCGGATAATTCTTCAGTACTGATGTTATCTGAGCTTACAATGCCGCTTTCAACTCTTTCAGCAGTCACGTTTGTTGCATTAAGGTCTTGAATGCTTGCCTCTTTGACAGTAGCTTTAGTTGATACATTCAAGTTCTTTGTTCTTACGCTGTCAAAATCACCAGACTGCTTTGATACTGCAGTATTATCAACCTTGGTCTCAACATCACTTACTTGATTTGTAAGATTATTTACAGCATTATTCAGTGATTCTATAGCCGACCTTAATTCAGCTGCTATGTCTGTAGCGATTAGTGTAGCCTGTGTATTTTCTACAATAGGTTTTATGCTCTTCATATGAGTTATAAGTTAAACTTACGGAAGTGACGGATATTCTTCCTGTGTCTTTTCATCTTTTGGGTGCTTGTCGGTGAATTCTTCATAGGACTCTTTTACTGCGTCATATGTTTCTTTCTTAGCTTCTTCTTCTGACTCAGCTGCTGTAATAATTATGTCTATGTTTTCTCTCTGAAATTCCAGTGAAGCTATCTGATTAGCCCAATAGTCAATATTGGCTTGCTTTTGTGCTAAGTCTGCATCTCTTTGGGACTGCAAGCTAGCGTATTCTGCATTTAATGTATTAAGCTCAGCTGTGTATTCATTTAATCTGTTTGTATAAGTAGTAAGCCGAGATTGTAATTCAGCTTTGTCTGCCTCGAGCTCTTCTGTTGTATAATCTTCTAAGTAGTCAAAGATGGACGACCTTATGTCATATAATTTGTCCATAATCCAACTTTTAACATTGAAGATGATACCAACGTTGACAGAACTACCGTTAGTGTAAATACCACCGTAACGGCCAGCTTGTGAATATGCAACAGTCACTAAGTCATACGAACCTACACCAGCTACATTCACATTTGTCCAACCAGAATCGAGCATTGTCTGGCTTATGACATAAAGGTTGCTATAGTTGGTAACAGAGGACATATCGTTAATAGCAGCTCTGGTATCATTTACCTGAACAACTAAATCAGCCAATGCTGTGCGTCTTTCATTTATATTTGCTATTTGATTATCAATATCAGCAATTTGAGCATTTATATCGGCTATTGTTGCATTGGTACTGTTTATCTGGGCCTGCTTATCCGATATCTGCTGTGCTTTTGTGTCTAATGCATTCTGCCAGTAAACAACAGCATCTGCATAGGCTGTTTCTGCATTAGTCTTTTGTGTACGTGCATTAGCCAAGTCACTGTCAATGGTGCTCTTCTTACTCTTCAGTTCAGCAACATAATTCTTTGCACTTTGCCAGTCATTATATGCGGCCATTCCTTTATTATAAAGATTCCAGCCTTGCATATATAAAAGATTGTACATGGCTTCCCTTTGTGCTTCAGCTAATACTAAGTTATTATAGCTATTTGTCAATGAATTGAGCATTGTAGTATAATTACGCTGCATACTGCCTAAGTTTGCCTGTAAGCTAAACTGATAGTTTTCAGCAAAGAGCTCTCTTTTATATAGCTCTAGTAATACGTGGTTTAATTCTTTCTTTGTTAAGTTCTTTACTATGCCGCTCATTTATTATTCTCCGTCAGCATCATCAAACATATCATTAAAGTCATCAACAATGCCTTGGTCTGTTTCTGCAACACCTTCTGAACCACTATCATTATGCCAACCGGTCTCTAGTTCTTCTGAAGTAGCATTTGCAATGTTTGCATCATCAGCTTCTTGTGCAGCTTTGTTTGCATCATCCAACTCTGACTTAGCACTATCGGCTTTTGCCTGCGCTTCTGCTTCTGACTTCTGAGTTTCTGATGCTTTTGTTTCAGCGTCATCAAGAGCTCCCTTAGCATTTTCCAATCCATCATATGCCTGGTCGATAATGCCTGTAAAACCGTCATGATTATTTGTTGTTGTTATAGAAGATGTACCAGTTTGTCCATCACTTGTTGTAAAAGTTGTTGTAATCGTAACAGTGCCATCTCCATTATCAGTAATTGTATATGTTGAAGTGCCACTAGAAGTTTCTGATGTATAAGTTCCTGGTGTAAAATGTCCGGTATCATAGTCATAACCGCCATTGTTGTTAACCATGTCATCTACTGCTGCTTTATCACTATAAGCGTTTAAATAGTCTTGGGTTGCTTCGTCTTTTGCTGCTTGTGCATCTGCATTTTCTTTTGAAGCCTGGTCAAGTTCCTGCAAAGCTTTATCATAATCATCTTGAGCGCCCTGCAATGCATTATGAGCTCTGTCAGCATTCTCTTGATTTCTAGCATTCTCTTCTGCTTTTGCTGCTTCATTTCTAGCATTTTCAATAGCTTCTTGGGCCTTTTCAATCATATCCTCTGTAGTTTCATGGCCACCAGCTTTATCCCATGCGTCATCAAATCCAGTAGCTGCTTCTTCGGCTGCTTCTTCAACAGTTGCTCCTGCTTCAGTTCGAGCATCATCCAAACCTTGCTTTATATCACCACTAGTAGCGGTTTCTGTATTTATGATTTCATCTATTATAGCCTGAGTTTCTGCTCTTACATCTGATGTGTATGAACTAGCATCAGCTAACATGCCAGAGTCACCACTATTATTACCATATACATCATTTACTGTGTTTGAATACCTTCCATACATTTTACTGTAGTCTGATAGAATTAAGCTGATAAAACCTTCAAAAGACGCGTCTACTAATCTAAATGTTTCGTTGATATTCGGTATTGTCAAACTCTTTGGCACTTTAGGTATAAATACTTTACCAGAATGAGATGATGTTGATGTATATGATACAGTTACCTTTCCGAGTTTATTTGCTAGTAGATTATAGTAAGTCAAAAGAGCCGCGTATGTTCCTTCTATTCCAGCCATATAGAGCTCTTTATTGAGAACATTGTCAACTCTAGACTGCAGCATATTTAATGAGTTGTTAATATATTGAGGCTTTACATTCTTAATAATTGTCTTAGCTATCATATTATGAACTCCTCAGTAGGTCCAGCATTTTGCATGTTCATAGTACCGTACTGTTTTAAGTTCTCTGCGCCAGGCATTACTGTTGTGTCCAATGGCTCTGTATTAGCTGCGCCTTTGCCCCAAGATGACAATGATACCCAATTTCTTAATGCGTATCTTAAAGCATGAGCTGCATCTGGGTGGTATGCTGCATCATCTATTTCCGCTTTAAGTGCGTCTGTTTCTTCATCTCTGACATATACAGTTGAGTTGAGGTCTTTAATAAGATAGTTGTCATCTTCATTCCATTGGTCTGGTATTAGGCATCTGCCAGTTCTCAATTCAGCTGATAATTCTTCTACGCTGTTCATCATGTCATATTTAATGGCTTTCTCTACAGGCAAGCCTTCTTTATGGAGATCTACACAGAGCTCTACTTGGTTTGTATCAGTAACAATCTTTATTCTATTATCTTGTATGCCATAGCGTCTTAATAACTCTTGAGCAATTTTGTATTTATTATGTAAAGTAGCTTTAATTACTTCAGTACCAACCATTCGGTCAGTCCATACATCATAAACTAATGCTCTTTTATCTACTACATCTACTGCAATCGAAACTATAGCGTTATTATCAGTGCCGCCCCAGTCAACACCAATATAAGCCCATGTAGGATGAAATGCTCTTCCATCTATCATTGTTTCACCATTCAAAAGCTTAGGTAAATCATGATATGTCTTCCATCCTTTGAATACAATCGCATCAGAGTCGTATGCATTCATATTACCAAAGTACTCACGCTGAATAAAAGGGTCATCTACTGTTAAACCTTTCTCTTCGCATACTTTATTAATAAAAGCTCTAAAGTCTGGAATAAATGGATTTACTTCAGCTGTCCAATGGTACTTTCTTATCTTACTATTCCATAGTCGGGTAGCATAATTCTTTACTCGTGGAGGTGTTCCTGTAAACATCATCTGGCTACCTGCAAAGTCAGCTGTAGCTGGTGTTAGTACTTCATCAATTAAATACTGTCCATTCTTAATATGGCCGACCTCATCAACAATAACCAATTTGTATGCGTAGCCTCTGTATTTATCAATGGCGGCAATATCGTTAACTCCTCCAAACTTAATTGTGCTGCCATTTGTAAATTCAATCTCGCCTTCATTCTTACTACTTCTTTTAATAGGCATTTCTAGTCTACCAGCAACTTCTATAACTAAGTCAAACAACTGATTAATAGCATTTGCAAATGTCTTATTTAAATATAAACAAGGTGTATTTGGCGTCAAACATGCCTTCATTAATTTACGTGCATTTAATTCTGTCTTACCGGCACGACGAGAACATATGACAATAATCTTCTGGTCAACATCGTTATCAAATACTTCTTGCTGCTCTTTGTATAATGTTTGTCTGATTTGATATACTGCGAAATCAATCTCGTCTTTCTTAGTCTTTTGTGCTTGTGCGCCTAATCTGTCTAGTATATCTTGTGTAAATAATGTCGAAGCAAGCATTTGACCACATCTTCCATTTGGGTCTGTTAATGCATCTTCCATAACACCTTTAATAAACAACTTGTACCAAGGCGTTGGTGCTATTTTCTGTTTCCTACCAGTCTTTGGATTTATAATTTCAGTAACATTGTCTGTTAATGATTGTCCAACAAATAAAGCCGCATTAGTCTGTATATCTTTATCCATATCAGCAACTGCTTGAGATGCTTTCTTTAAGTCGGCGATTTCTTTCTTAGTCATTTACAATTCTCCTAATAAGACTGAAAGAAGAGTATGAACATGCCACTTATCTTTATTCTTCTTGTAGTATTCTTTGAAATAGGCACGCCTTTCTTCTCTATGTATATGAGCCCAAGTAGGATGTGTCTTTCGATATTCTCTTTGGTATTCTCTTTGGTATTCTTTTCTTTGTTCAGTAGTCATCATCTGTATTTATAAGTTGAAATTCATCGAAAACAGTATATTCTTTTATGTTCTCTAAATCTTCATGAGATAGATTGGCATAGTCATCATAATTAGCATGGCTGTTTTCTAAGTTTTCTTTTCTTGCTTGTGGCCCATAAACAACATTAAGCATAGCATATTGCATAACAGTCGGCAAGTTTTCCTTATCATAACCGTTTGGGTATCTTCCTGTTTTGTTTGTAATTCTGTTTAGAATAGCTTCACACATGTCAATTGCGGTGTCAGAAATCTTTTCCCAGTTCCAAAACTTACCAAAACGTCTCTTTAATATATTTGAAGCGCATCTGAACATAATGGGCCACATTTTCGTCAATAATGTGTTGTCTTTAGTTTCATTATAACTTATTAAAAGCTTGTACCATTTATCATTTTCTGCGTATACGTCGACTCGCTCATCCATCAATTTGTGTAGCTCTTTTGATACCATGTTTCAATTATAACTCCATCTGAATTGTAGTTGTGATGGCAAACTCAATTCTGGTTTGTTTGATTTGATACATGACACAAATTTGTTAACTTCATCAGCATCACGTCTATTCTTTAGAATTTCTGGAAGTGTAGTAGCTTCAATCAATGTGCCTTCAATATTGATTAGAATTGGTGTGCCTTTCAACATTGTATAAGTAGCTGATGATGCGAATTTTGATTGTGTTGTATTAGAGTATTTCGCCATAAACTCTTTTCTATCGATTGGATGTGCCTTTCTGTATAGCAGATATATAATTCTTCTTCTCATATGTGCTCCTTGAAAATCTTTACGACTTTGTACCAACCTGGAACTTTATAACCAGGTGTGCCCGATAAAACTTCATCAACGATTGCTCGTTGGTTGTCGTTTAGATAATTAGTATAAACAGTATTAAAAGACTCAAGTCTTTCTGTGTTCTCATTTGCTGTGTCATTATATGGGGCGTCATAGTCTTCTTCAATCTGAGAATTAAATTTCTTATCTCGTAAGTATTTACTAAGCTTACGTGTTGTGAAGTTTTGCAGATAGAAAGCGAGCTGCTGATAGATGCCGTATCTGTTAGGGTCCTTAATTCTTTCTAATTTGACAGCATCAACTGCTTTTACCATTTCAGGATAGAAATCATCAGCAAATTCATCAAAATCTTCATAACCACATTTTGAAACAACAATCATTCTTTGGTAGTATTTCATCATGAGTGGCCGGAATTTCTTGAATATTGCTGTGTAATCTTTATTCTTTACAAGTTCATAGTCTGCCGTTTTCTTGTCCAAACTGTTATGAATTTCCACAGTTTTATCTCCTATATCATCTAATATGAAAATCTTTAGCTAAAGGATTAGGCTCAACAATCTCCCAATCTTCAGCTAACATATCAGTTTGTGAAGCAAGCCAGCCTACAACATATGTGCCATCAGCAGCCTTCATATCAATGTGAGGGTTGATTGTAACCTTGTTATCTCCATAATAAAATCTTGCTGACTCATTACGCATATCTTTACCATCAACAACAGAACCTTGCTGTAAAGTAAGAAACATTCCTTTGCCGTTCCAACCTGTTCTTGCCACAGCTTTTCCATGCTTTAGAGCAATAATTGCCATTCCAAAATCCATTTATCTTATCTCCTCTTTATTGTAATAGTTTATTCACATTCATAAGTACAGAACCTGTCACTTTCATAGTCTGTCATTATTACACAAAACTCCTATAACTTACAAAGTTTTGTGCTTTCCAGCTATTGGAAACTCCAGCTGGGTCAAATATCAAGTCAACCGCATTATTTGATGTTCTTTTACCTACAATGAAATGGCTTCCACCACTTGGGCATTTCATCTCAATAATAGTTGGTTCTTGTGGAATATCTGTAATTTTGTTGATTTTAGTTATTCTTACATCCTTTGCGCCTAAACATTTATGTGGTGAATTAACATATCCGCTTTCATCACAGTAGCCTGCATACCACCATTCAAGAACTTGTTTCGTCATTTCCTTAAATTGTCTCAAACCTTTCATGTAGGCGAGAGCATATAGATAGCATGAATTACCAAATAATTCTTTAGCCATTTGCTGATAATTTTCTTTCATTTTCCTTTTCCTCTATTACTCTACTGATTGTATTGTTCTGAACCCTGTGTATTCTTCACCGAACTGGTCAACTAATGGCACAGTCTTTGCTTCTTTTAGTGCTTCTTCTTCTGAAGCTGCATAAACTGTATAATTGATGTTACCCTCGTTTGTTCGTGCATACACTTGCCATACCCGTTTTCCCATTCTTAATTTCCTCCAAAAGTCTTTTCAATATTTTATTTAGTTCATTTAGATTGTTATCTAATCCATCAAGCTTTTCCAAAATATTTGGTCCATAATTTGATTCAAGTGGCATTAGTGCCATAGTCGCAATTCCTCCTCAATTCTATCTAAAATAGAATGGTCATTCTTCCAATATCTGTAAATTTCATGAAGCATTTGATGAATACTTTTGTTCAACATTACATAGTCGTCTTCATTGCTGATATCACCGTATTCTTCTTCATTAGCTGTAACATGACGATGATGTAAATTACAACCTTTATAAAGTTTCTTTTGTGTGATTGGGTCAATACCGCCTTGTTTAATATGAATTTTATGTCTAAAGTCTTTCCATTTCTTAGAATTGCGGAAAGAACGTTTAGCTTTCTGTAGTCTTGACATTTTAGCCATTAAGTTTCACTCCTGTAGTATTTACACCTGTTATCAATTTATCACATATTGTAGTGGTTTTCTCTCCTTCTTCAATAATAATCGAACCAGAAACAATATAGTCTGGTAAACTTGAGCGTCCTTCAACAAGTGAAATGTACGGCCCAGAAATTTGAACAATCTTTCCTTGATACAAAGAAAGAAAGCGGTCGAATACTTCAGCTGCTTTAACAATTGTTTGTGTTTCTTTAATCATAGACTTTACAATTTTCATTTATCTATTTTCTCCTTATGATTTAGTTAGTTGAAATTATTTTGAACATTTTGGAAATTTTCCATATATGATACATACATAAATAAAACAATAAAGAGGTTACGAATTATGAGAAACACAAAATTTATGACAAGAACTGTTAATGGCCGCAAACTTGACTTTATGTTTGATTTCAGTGAAAGAAATAATAAATGGTCAATGACATGTGTTTCTGTTCACAATTATAAGAAAGAGTTCAACAGCTATCTTGCTGAAATTGAATGCGGATATTATGTTTCTGGCGACTATCGTTCATTTCTTGAAAATGTTCAGAGCGATAGTTATTATACAGCTTGGTGGAATGAATACTATAATCCTTGGGAAAATGATTGCTGCCAAATGTGGGATGACGATGAAGAGAATACATGTGGTGAGTTTGTTGAATTATTTGGTTTTGGTGATAATGTTGACTATGACTTTATGAACAAAGTTGGAAATAAAGGCAAAGAACTTGCTAAACTTTTCAACTAATGCCAAATGATGGCCCCTTAAATTGAGGGGCCATTTTACTAAATCATTTGTGCAGATGTTTGGTGCATCTGCATTGTTTTAGATTAAATAGTCTTGATAAAATTATATTATATTTCCATTCTTTATTTATTATAGGACTACGGACATTTTGTCCGGTCTAATAAAAGATTATATATAATTAATTAATTAATATATATATATTATCTTTTATTAGACCGGACAAACCGGTTCTTATAATAAATGAACAACAAAGATATGGGAAAATTATTAATCTATTTTCTGAGTTTATACTAAATGTATATAAAGCAAAATTACTTTGCTCTATATAATTTTCTACTAATTATTTAACGGCTGAATTCGGTTAGGTTGTTGGAGCTCCCAATCGAACAGCCTAACCGGAGGAAACCGCTTTATGAATTACGAAACAAATCTTTTCAGAACAAATCTCACACACATCATTAAGTTCTTCATGGATAGTGAAGACTTCGTCCCACAATTATTCACAGTTTGTGGAATGAAACCAAAATCAGAAGACATCTCTTTTGAAAATTACAGAAGAACAGCAGAAAACGGCTATTCATCATTTTATGTTTATAAGCGTAATTCTTGCCAAAATTATCTTTTATTGGGCAATGAACAAGAAATGGCATATGTTAAAGAAAATGACATTTCATCAAGAAATTACGTTTCATTGAGAGCAGACTATGTTGAGAAAATGTCACTTTCAAAATACAAAAGTTTCATGCCAAATATTTGTTTAATTACTAAAGAATGTATTTATGAAATTGATGGAAAAGCTCTCATCAATTCATATATTTCATCAGAAGGTAAAGTTGCTGTTGATTTGAACATATTACCAATTGTTTGGATTAACTATACAGACTTCATTATTAGAAAGATGGAATTAAACTCAAAACCACTTACTAAAATACAGCAATTCCGCTATAATGTTTTACAGAATGCTGTTATACAAAATTTAGATATTCGTGGCCTTGATTATGTAAACTTTTATGCTCATATTTATGATAAAACAACTGGTAGTTTTAAAGGTAAAGTTAAGTTTGAAACAATTGAAGCCGCTCTTAAAATGATGAAAATTGATATTTCAGAACGAACAATGAAACGTAGAATTGCTGATGGAAAACAAATTGAAACAGAAAACTCATATGTTGTTTTGTCAAAGAAAAGAAATATAATTATGAATAAAATTTCAGGAGTTTACAAAATAACAAACACAATAACAGGCGAATTTTATATTGGAAGCAGCAAAGACATCGAACAAAGATGGAGAAGCCATAAAAGCCTTGCATTCCATCACAAGCATCAAAATTTGAAGATTTATCAAGATATGGACAAATATGGAAATGATAAATTTATGTTCGAAATAATCGAGGAAACATCAGACCTTCGTGAAAGAGAACAATATTGGATTGATGAGCTGAAACCAACATACAATATACGACCTGTTATTGGAATGAACGAAACTCAAAAGAAAGCATATAAGAAAACATATGCAAAAGAACATGATGAAAGACTTTGTGAATTTGAAGGTGAAATACTTAGGTTTTCTGCTCTCAGAATAAGATTTGCTAGGAAAGGCATTGCCAGTCCAACACAAGAAGCAAAGAAATATCTTTTAAAATAATTCCAACTAAATAATCATAATACCCTTTTAGAGTAGATTGCTTCAAAACATATAAGCTTCTGACTGCGCTAATATATGCGCTTATAATTTTATAATAGGAGTTTATAATGGATGTTAGCAATCGAAAGAGAAAACAGAGATGTTTCATACTATAGAAACCTCGAGAAAGAACAGAAACTTACTGAAACATTTATTAAATGGTGTAAGAATAACCACATCAGATATAGAACAAATCCCACAGACAGCTCAAAGAACTTATTAGGCAGTGATGTCACAATCAAATACAATGATAAAATCTACGAAGTCGATTTAAAAGGCACCCAATATAGATATGATACAGTTGCGTTAAGTTATAGCCGCTCATATGATGGAACACATTGGACAGATTGCCTAACTAATTCGAACAAAATTACTGATCTTTATATTTTCATCGATGAACTTGACAATATTTATGGAATAACACGTGAAGAAGTTATTTTCAGATTTGATGACTATCGAAAGAGCGAAGCAGCAAAAGAAAATGCTGGACATCATAATAAAGTTATTATTATTCCAAAAGATGAACTACGAATGCTTTAACTATTAATCTATAATTTGTAACTCATCAGAGTTCAAACCTCCTATATATTTAGACCACCAGTAAAATGGTGGTCTTCTCATTTTAAAACAACTAAATAATAGATATAAGGAGAGAACAAAATGGCTATAATTGTATTATTTCTACAGATTTTGATTACTGTATTGGCACCAATCAGTATATTATTATTAGCTTTCTTTATTGCTGAGTGTATAAGGAGAACTTCTAAATGGATAAAAGAAAAGAAGCTTTCGAGAAGTATCATTCTGAAATGAAAACTGCAAATGATGCATTTGTCCATCATTTCATTTCTTATGAAGAATGGCACGACAAACTCGAGCAGCTTATTAAAGAATTAGAAAACAAATTGAATATTTCGTGAGATTTTCATATATTAATATATGTAAATATAAAATAAATAATAGGAGATAAAATAATGAAGAAAATTTTGGCTACAATTTTGATGGTATTGGTGTTGGCAGCTACAGTCTTTGCTGATGTGTCTTTCCAAAAGGGACAGAAAGTATTAAATACCAGAACTTCTATTTGTTCAAACCCAACAGCCAACCCAACTGTTTATAATATGGATAAGCTTTATATTATTCTACCAAATGCTCAAATTGACAAGAATAACTTCAACCAGATGCTTGGAGCTGCTGGTAATAAAACAGCAGCCAGAATGGGTATGATGGACAAAAGTAGAGAATCGAAATTAAAGTCATCATTGGCTCGAATATATCATAAGCAATAGAGATTGAAAGGAGGAAGTAATATGGAATATTTTGATTATACTGGACAAGTAAGTTGTATTGATAGACAAATAGCGGAGCTTCAAGCAAGAAAAGCAGCAATTGTGAACGGTTACTGCTTTATTGGTTATGCACCGCAACCTAGAGTAGAGTATGTAGAAGAAACAAAGGAAGTAGAGGATTGGAAGTATCCTGAAAACGGTGAATTACCAAAAGAAAGCAAACAGTACTTTTGCAAGTTGAAAGCATTTGTTGGTGGTGGCACATATTTTGATTGCTTGAACTATGATACTGAGTCTGGTTCTTGGGAAAACTCATATGACGAAGTTCTTGCATGGAAAGAAGAAATTTCCTAAGCGATTTATATTATACAAAGGAGAAGAAGAATGAAAAGAAACTCAATGACACTTTTGCCAGTAGTACTTGTATTTGCTTTGATGTTTTGTTTTATTCAATGCCCAAAAGCTCTTACAGTTGAGGAATACAAGCAAATTAAATACGATGTTGCCATGAATTACTTGTGGTTTAAAGATTCTGATCTTGGTGACTACAGCTTGGAATGTGATTTCTTGATGGAATATGCAAGAGAAGCTGATGGCAAAACATTTGAGCAGCAGACAAAAGAAGATGCATGTAAATATTGCGATATTGCTGCTGGTTTAATGGAAAGTAGGGGGGTTGTTTTACCAACTTATGGCTGCAAACAACCCCCTTTGAAGTACAAGTTTTAAAATGATCTATCTACAGCCTTCATTGCACCTTCGATAGGTGCAGTTGGGTTCTTCGTGAGATAAGCTTTTAATGCATCAAGATATTTTACATTCTTCATTTTGTCAATCAAATCAATAGCAACCCTATTAGGAATCTTTTCAGTTTCAAATCTTTGAGCAATATCTACTGGGAAATTAGCAATTTTAAGTTGCTGAGCCAACTGAGATTTAAGTCTGCTGTTTCTTCTGTCAAGACCGGCTTTTAATGAGTCAGAAAGCATATTCTGAAGCATCGACTTTTCATCTCCCATTTCTTTTCCTTCATAGTCTTTGCCATACGCAGAATACATTGGAAGACGCGCTTTTGACGCATTCTTCAAAGCAGTACCAATCTGATCAAATAAAAGAATCTTCTTATCCGTATCAGAAAGATTACGCCAAGTATCTGACATAGAGCCAGAGAAGTAATCTTCTACCGGACTCCATCTTTGCTTTTGAGCTTCCAAGTCAGTTGCTTTGTTATCAATCTTGTAGCCATTATAATTTGCCGTTGTTTCAGCAGGGTCATCATGCTTGTTGCTTGCCAATGACTTCTCAACAATCTGTTCTGGAGTAAGTCCAGCCTTTTCTTTAATGTCATCTAATGTAGGATTAAGAGGCATTTGAGAACTTAATTGGTCAGCCTGATTTTGCTGTGTCATAGTTGGAGCAGAATTATGGATTCTGTTCAAAGTAAGCCAATCTTCTTTCTGCTCATCAGTCCAGTTTGCATGTTTTCCAGTGTCAATGTCTGATTTCATTGCTTCATAATTAGATCGATCTTGATACCAAGCTTTCTTCTCTTCAGCTTTTCTTTTAGCTTCATCGAGATTAGCTTTAGTATCAGCTCCTTTTGCAGCCAAAATATCGTTATAGTCCATTTACTTTCTCCTCTAATGCTTTAATTCTTTTCGCCATTTCTGTAACAATAGCAAATGTAGTCATTGTCAGCTCTTTTGTGTTTACTTCAAGAAAGCCACTTAAAGGGTCTTGCTCAACAGCAGATTTTGTAACATCATTTGCTGCTAAATCCTGGGCCATTACACCCGTGTGTTCTTTATCTGGAGTTGCATTTGGGTCAATTTTATCAGCACCTTCTTTATAATGAAATCTATATGCGTCTATATCAGCAATAGCATCTAATAAGTCTGTGCTTCCAAACAACTCTTTACATCTTTCGTCTGAAAGAGCCTTAGAATCCTCTGTTTTAGTTTGGCCTGAGTCTTTATTAGAAATTTCATTAGACTTCTGCATAGCCTGAGCAAAAGCCTGAGTAATTCCACCCTGAGAGTTCTTTTGAATATTTTGAAAGCTCATGAGACTGTTATTGCTAGAACCTGCTGACTGAGGTTTAGACTGAGCAACAACAGACTGCTTTGTAACTTTCTCAAAAGACGCTGGAACATATGAATTATTGATTATTTGCTGACTCATCGATAGCATTCTCCAATAAATGTAAAAGAGCTTCTTTCTTTATTTTAGATTTGTAGCCACATCTTTCATCAAGCTCTTTGCATCTCTCATCTGAAAGTAAAAGGCCACCAATCTGACCAATAGAACGTTTTACTTTGTTATTTGAGTTTCCCCAGCTTCCCATTAAAGCTGAGCGACCAGCGCCAACTAAACCACCAATACCAGCGCCAATAGCACCACCTACTGGTCCACCAAATGCAGTGCCAAGAGCAGTAAGACCAGCCGTACCAGCAGCGTTCAATCCAGCTCCAATCTTATCAACTGTAGCCAATTTCTCAGCTTGCTCAGCTTCAGCTTCTTGTAATTGCTTTTCTTTATTAGCAATCTCTTCTTGATTAGCTTTTGCAGCCTCTTCAGTTTTACCAGCAATAGCAGCATTTGTAGCAGCATTAGCAGCGTTACCTGCCAATGATTCAGCCTGACCCTTTGTAGCACCAGCAGTTGATGCCATCTGGGCAGTAGACTGACCTGCATTAGCCCCGGATGCCTGAGCAGCTATTTCACCTAATGTTCTAGCTTTTGCAGCTCCAGCTTCTCCAGTATTTGCCTTTTGTGCTCTTTCCAATTCTTCTTGTTCTTTCTCAGTAGTTCCAATACCAAACATATTAAATCCTCTTATTTCTGAAGTGGTGGCAAGTTAGATGGCATGCCATTTCTGCCTTCGTTTTCCTTCATAGACTGCACGGCCTGTCTTTTAGCTTGTCCCTGTTTGTAATATCCAATACCAGCTTTAAGACCTGCATCTAGTCCATTAGCAAGGCTTTCAGCACCTCTACCGATAGCAGCTTGAGTATTCTTTGCATTAGCCAATTGCTGAGCAACTCTATCCTCTGCAGCTTCAACACTTCTAGTATCCATTTCATGGAACATATTGGCATAGTTGTCTTCAGGAGAAACATTTGAGTTAGCCAATCTTTCACCGATAGATTGATTGCCAGCTATTTGCTCGCCAAGCTTTGATGCCATTCTGCTTTTAGCCATATCAGCTGCCATTCTCATTGCCTGAGTTTGAGCATTTGTATATCCAGAAGAACCATAGGCAGATGAAGCCAATTTATCTCTTTCTTCTAATGCTTTACTGTAACCGCCACCAGTAAATAAATCAGCTATCCTCATTTGTGTTATCCTCTAATCCAAGAATGGTCTTTGTCTTTCTCAGCTTCTTTACGAAGTGACTCTTCAAATTCCTCGAGAGTTTCCTCTCCGTCATCATCTTCTTTGTCATCTTCAGCAGGCTCTTCAGTCTTAGCTTCAGGAGTTTCTGCTTCAGTTGACTTTTCTGTTTCAACTTCTGTAACATCATCTTCTGGCTTTTCATCAGTAGTTGTATCATCTACATCAACTGTAACTTCGCCATCCTTTGTATCAACATCAACATCAACTTGTTCTGGCTCTACACCAGCAATTTGAGCAGCAGCTTCTTTGATAGCTTCAACCTGTTTAGCCAATTCAACCACTTTCTTGTCAACATATTCATCAGGAGAGAAGTCATACTCACCCTCGTTGTATCCATCAAAAGCAGCTTTGTAGATGTCAAAATCGTCGCCTTCTACAGCCTTTGTAAATCCTTCATAAGGACTGAGCTTTTCAGCATACTTTGTTCTGAAATCAGAAAGTGCACTGTTATACTCATTCTGAGCCAACTGTTCATTTGCTGGGCCAATAAGACCATCATAAAGTACTGAGTCAAGCTCATCAATTCTGCTCTGATGCTCATCTACTTTAGCAGCGATACCGTTGACAGCTTCCAAGAGCTGGTCCAATTTAGCATTAAGATCAAAATCTTCATTCATACTTGTCATTCTCCATTATTTTATAAGTTTAATATAACGACCACTTCGTAAAGCGTCTATCTACATTCCTGATAGTTGGAAAATCGTCGTTGTTCATCGAGATAGTTTTATTGTAAGTCTTTTCCAACTGCTGATACATCTGCATTAAGCCAGAAGGATCAGCTCCCTGTTTAATTCTAAACTGAATTGCTAATTCATACACTGTTAAATCAAACAATGTGTTATTTGGATAGTCAATTACAGTATCTGGTGTCCAGCCTTCTACTGAGAAGTTGTTTACAGTAGGAATAACGTATCCATAACCTGTTTCTGTATCACATTTAAGCAATGCAATTGCAGTAGGACTGTCTGTAGACTCCCAGCTTCCGTCTGGATAAACAATCTTTGATAATGTAACAAAACACCATTGGCCATTCCAGTAAATTACTCGTCCGTTATCTAGATTGCTTCTCATTAAATCTGCAGCTGTTCCAATTAAGTTACCGTTAAAGTAAACATTACCGCTAGAAACAACATATCTTGCAGAAGCATCATCATTACACCAACCCCATCCGTTAATGTTATCAAAAGTATTTTCGATAAAATTACCAGAGGTTGTTAAAAGTGGCCTAATAAATGCGCTTGCATAGCTGAGAGTATTAAACATTGCAAATTTATACTCTCCGTTTAGTATTACCAAAATACCATCTCTACCAACTAATACATGTTCATATGAGCTAACTAAAGTGCTCATATTATATGCTTGGCTTGTTTGCATATCATAAATATATTTTGAGGTAGTAAACACTTTGGTATCAAATCCGGTAAATGGAGTACCAAACTGACTTACTGATAAAACTTTGTTTGACTGCCGTCTTTCGTTCTTAAATGTAATTGTGTCTGGAACTGGGTAATATTTAAGAATTACATTTCCATTTACATTTCTTAAAACGATAGTGCCATTCTTTATCAAATAGCCATAATCTGACATGCTATATGCAAGCCGCAACATTGGTATTTCATTTCCATAGTCATCTGTTACCATAGCCAACTGGTAGAAATCATCAGGAAGCTTAAATGTTGAATTGCGATTAGCTATAAGCCTAACTTCTACAAGATAATTTAAGTCACCTTGATTTATAGCATCCTGATAAACCTTTCTGTAAGCAGCATTAAGCATGTAAAAGCCGTCTCCATATGAAATGAAGTTACTGTTCTGTAAATCAGCTAATGCTAATGCCCTATTATATACGTCTATTGCTCTAAACTTTACCATAATTACTGTGCCAACTCCGGTGTCTGCTGATATACTGGCTCATCACCTACATTTGAGCCACCCAAAGCCTGTTGCTGTGTCTGTTGCATATACAACATTTGAGCTAGTTGCTGTTGAGCAACCATAACCTCAAATGGAACTTGCTGAATTGAAAAGTCAATCATTTTATTGTACTCCTCCATTCATTTTATTATTCATTTTAAGAGATACCTCAAACAACTTTGAAAGCTTTTGAATATCATTTATGTTGTTATCTGGATCTGCTGAATACAAACTCAACTGAGTATTGATGATTTCCTGCTGTAATAAAACAAGTGGAACAAACGCTGGGATTTCATATTTGTTTTCATCAATACATCTTTCAATTACTGTCTGAACAGCTTCCCATGTATTGTTCAGCAATGAATAGCTCTTTTCCAAATCCGGGATTTCAAAGTATCTTGAAATAATACTGAAAGGAATAACACCAGTTTGTGCCAACTGCTGAAGAGTTTGTAACTTAGTAGCGGGGTCTTTTGACAATGCATCTGCTGAGCTGAACTGAATTGTCATTTTATTGTTTTCGTCAACAATGTCTCTCCATGTAATTTTAGATCTGAATGAATCAGCAGGAAGAATATTTTCATCTGGATTATATACTGCCATACATGTTTTGGCAATGTCAACGTACATTCTTATTACATTGTTCAACTGAGTCTGGAACCTATCAGACTCGATGTCTTCCATTGTTGATAAAGCTTTTCCAGAATCAAGACCCGCTGGCTTTAATCCTGACTGAGATAAAGGAGAAACGCCAACCATATCAGATGCTAACTGCTTCAAATCAAGAATTGTCTTCATGTACTGGTCTGATATGAAATTAGGTGTAACAACCTCAACTGTTTTACCACTTTGATTACTAGCCTCAACTCCAATAATATTGCCAATGCCGTTATTCAATTTTCTGGTCGAAACATTTGAGCCACCTTGAACTACAATTGTATTCGCTGGACTTAATTGAGATGCATCCTTTACCTTATTTAACAAAGTATTTATTTCAATCTGTATAGAAAGAAGCTGGTCTACGATAGAGTTTGAAGAACCACCAATAACTGGCGTAGTGTAGTTGATAAATACAAACGGTAAAACATTGCTTTTATATTCATGCACAAACACTTTGCCATCACTGAAAATCTCTGCGAAAATGTGCTTATTGATGTCATAGTATACTCCATATGCGATATACTCCTCTGTTCCTTTATAGCTAGTTAACAAGGATGTAGGATATTGCTTTCTTTCATAATAAACTCTAGTAAGCTTGCCGTAAGTCTTTTCAGCTGGTCTGTAATAAACTTGCCATGGAAGTACGTTTCTTATAGATTTATTGATTGGGTCAATGTAAATAACACCAGTGTCGAAAATACAAGAGTTTCTAAAGCAGTCAGTAATTTCTTTATTGATATTCTTCTTATCAAATGACTGGTCAAAATAATGTTGTGCCTGCTGAGCTACTCTCAAATCTTTGTATGAGCCTTTAATGATGTTAAAGAATGGTCTTACTTTTGCAGCTGCAATTTTAGATGTTAGAGTGTCAATACAAGACTTGATGACGTTAAATGACATGTCTATAGTTGTATCATAAACAGAGCCGCCTTTATAAAAGCCAATGCTGCTCTCTGTCCTTATGTCATCTAATGCAATGTTTAATGTGTCTTCATATATTCTTATATTCCGTTCTGCTTTCATTTTGAAGTTGCCACGCAAATTCTTTAATTCAGCAATGGAATTAAGAACAAACTGTCTATCTGTCATTCAATGTTTCTCCATAGTTTATAAGTTTATATCTTGAAGTCTAGTACAGCAGCATGCTCATTCTGAACAACAGGTG